GTGCCTGACCGCCACAAGGCCAACCCGGTCACCTTCCGCCCGCCGGAGGACGACCGGGCGTGGCTCTACGCCCACGCGGACGCGACCGGCCGCTCCGTGGGCGCGATCCTGACCGAGGCCCTGAAGGAGGCGAGAGCGCGGGCCGAGCACCTTGACAACTCAACAGCGGACGCGGCCCGCGCTCCCGTGGCGAGTGGGAAGCTGGGCGCATGAGCGACCGCGAGCCGCTGTACCGGCGGCTGCTAGGCCGCCGACGCCGTGAGCCCACCGCGTTCATCACGGGCGACGCCAGCGGCTCCGTGATCGAGAACGTCCACACCGGTGCGGACAGCTTCATCGTCGGCGACCAGACCGGTGCGGTCATCCGCAACGTCGTGCACACCGGGTCTGAGCCGCCGGACCCCCGCCACGAACGCGACGTCGGCGAGCAGCAGGACGATGGCGGGCAGCATGAAGGAGACCCAGCGTGAGCAGTGGTGATGCGGCGAGCGCCGCCCCTTGATCCTAGTGGGACAGCGAGAGCCCCGGCCACTGCGGGCCGGGGCTCTCTTCGTTATCTGCGGGAGTGGCGCGGGTCGGATTTGAACCGACGTTCTCCGGCTTATGGGGCCGGCGAGGACGGCCGAACTCCTCTACCGCGCTACCTAGATTCTAGATAGTTAGGCCCAGGTCTTCCCGCCGTCGTGGCTGGTGACTCCCCGCCCCGCCAGGCCCGCGTGCCCGGCCAGCACGAGGTACCCGTCCAGCGCCTTCGGCTCCGGCGCAGGCTTGGGTGCCCGCCAGGCCGTGGACACCACGACCGTCACGTCCAGGTCCGGCGGCTGCCCGGCGACGTGGATGGGCGAGTTCGCCTGCTCGACCTGGATTCCTACCACTCCCGGCTGTGTGCGCAGGTCGGAGCCGTCCGTGTCCTGGAAGGTTCCGTCGAGGGTGGCCACCCATAGTCCATAGTCGGTGGACAGCCGCAGGCCCCGCGCCGTGCACCGGGCGATCACCCTCGGCTTCCGCGACCGGTTGCTGTACGCGACTGGCCAGTGGTGCGCCTGGTGCTCGGCCAGCGCCCACACGCTCGTCTGGTAGGCGTTGTCGTTGCCCGTCTCGGTGTCGTCGGCCGCGCTCTTCATCGCCTCGCCGCCGGAGCCGAGGACGGTGATGCCGACCAGGGAGCGGTTGTCGAACCCGGCGTCGTGCAGCTCGGCGAGGTCGGCGGAGCTGGCCTTGAAGGCGCCGTCGAAGTAGATCCCGGCCAGGCTGACCGGCAGGCCGCGGAACTTCTGCCCCGCCCGCTTCGCGGCGGCGATCGCCCTCGGGTTCGTGGAGTCGAGCATGATGCGGTCCTCGGCCACCGCGATCGTGGTGTACGCCTGCTCGCTCATACCTGCCTCCAGGTGTTGCCCTCGTCGAGGTAGCCGTGCCAGTAGTAGGGCTGGTCGCCGCAGCCGATCGACGCCCGGATCTCCAGTGAGCCGTCGCCGCATTCGCGGAACGTCCAGGGCGGCGAGGTGACTGCGTGCACGCCGCTGCCCTCGGTGGGACGGCCGAACTTGCCCGCGCCCTGGTGGACGGGCAGCAGGAACCACACCGTGGGCCGGCCGCCCTCGGGGTAGCCGCTGACCGGGTGCGGGCCGGTGTAGTCGCCCGCGCGCTCGATGTCGTCGAACGTGGCGACCCGGCGGGCTGGTGTCAGGGTGGTCACGCCTGCCTGGCTTCCTCGTGGTGCCGGTTGCACCACGGCGTCCCGTCCACCAGGTGGCGGGCGATGCGCCAGCAGCTTTTCTGGTGGCAGTTGTGCTTGTGGTACGCGCCGAGGACGGCGCCGATCAGCGCGATCTCGCCGGCGTCGGACCCGGCGCCTGACCACCAGCCGTACCAGCGGCCGGAGACGTCGTCGACGCCCAGGACGTGCAGCAGCCAGTTCACGGCGGGCATCCCAGGTCGGTGCCGAGCTGCGCCAGCTCCGCGTGCAGCCGCTGGTCGAACGCCCGCGACGGGTTGGTCACCGGGTTGCCCGCCGGGGGCCTCAGCGCCGACAGCCCGGCCATCGTCGTGCAGATCTTGCGCTCGACCACCTGCCCGGCGCGCTGCTGCGCCGCGGCCTGGACGCGGACCTCATGGGAGACCCAGAACAGGCAGGTCCCGAAGCCGGCCAGGACCAGCACGGTCAGGTAGACGACGCTGGCCCGGGCGGCGAGCCACGCCCTCACCGGATCATCCAGGTGAGGTAGGCGGCTGCCCACGAGACGGCGACGACGGCGAGGAATCCCCAGAGTCGCCACCGGGCAGCAGCGCCCGCACGTGGGCGGCGACGCTCGGGACCGTGAGCGCCAGGCCGGTGCCGAGCACCAGCCCAGACGGGTGGGCCGAGTACACCTGCCGCCAGATCACCGCCAGGCCGGTCCCGGTCACCGCGATATCCCTCAGCAGAGGCCACCATCGGTTCACCACACCTCGCTCTCGCTCATGCGATCCGCCACGCCACCAGCCGCGAGTACGGCTGCATCACCGTGGGCGTGCCGGGGTCGTTGGTCGCCTGGCAGAACTGCACCCCGAACGTCCCCGCCGTCGAGGCGACCGCGAGCGTGCCCTCCGCCTTGGCGACCCGGATCGTGCCGCCGGCGACGGTGCCCGCCGTCTCGGTGTCCCCGGCCAGGTGCATGTCGGAGACGTTGTAGTTCCCGCTGGTGTCCTTGCGCGCCAGCGACCAGCGCCACGTGCCGCTCGGCACCCGCCAGCCCACCTTCAGGTCGGACGAGCCCTGCGTGTCGCCGGAGTAGTAGAACGTCGCCTCGACGTGGTAGACCAGCGACGCGGTCACGGTGAAGAACAGGGTGTCGTCGTTGACCAGCGTGGTGTTCGTCTCGCTCTGCGTGGCCACCCGGTAGGCGCCCATGGCGGCGTAGGAGTCGATGTCGTCGGCGGTCACCCGCTGCCCGGCCGCGAACAGTCCCATCCCCAGCCCCCCTACACCAGCGCCAGGATCATCGGGTGGGCCAGCCGCACGTCCTCACCCGCGGCGTGGCTCTTGACCACGCCGTTGACCGAGCGCGTGACCGTGAACGACTGCGGCGAGCTGCCGCCGGTGACGGCGGTGACGGTGATCTGCTCGCCGCCCATCACCACGTCGAACGGGAAGTCGGCCGCCCGGGTCGTCCACAGCTTGCTGCCCGCCGCGGTGGCCACGCTCATGGACGCGCCCGTGGTGCCGGTGCCCGCCGCGAGCGACGAGCCGCCGGTGTCGAGGTGGCCGTAGGTGGCGTCGCCCCAGATGCCCACCTCGTACGGGCTCTCCGGCACCGCGTTCCAGGCCATCGCGTAGGTGAACCCGCCGAACTCCTCCGGCGCCACCCCATACAGCAGCACCTTGATGGGCCCCGGCGGCAGCCACGGCGGCGTGCTGGTGATCTCGACGAAGTCGCCTATGTCGGCGTCCTGCAGCGCGTCATACAGCGCCGCGATCTCACTGCGGGCCAGGTTCACGGCGACGGTGGGGTAGCGCTCCTCGTCGACCGTGCCGGCGTGCATGATCCACGTGGCGATGTCGGCGAGCTGGCCGTCGGTGTCACAGTTCACCGAGACGCTGTAGGAGTAGTCGCCGACGCCCACCGGCGGGCCGCTGACGCTCATGGCGCTGCCGTCGCCGAGGGTGGCACGGAAGCTGGAGCCGTTGTCGCGGGTGGCGGTGACGTCGTTGCGGGTGAACTGGTCGTCCTCGGTCGGCACCAGGCCCGCCAGCTGCGCCAGCGAGTAGTCGATGGTCACCGCCGGGGCCTGGTTGCACAGGGACGCGTACGTGCGGTACCCGAGGCCCAGGGCCTGCCGCGGCTCGAAGACCTGGCCGCGGTCGGTGTCCTCACACGCCTGCAGCAGGTTCGGCAGCGTGTCGATGGCCTGGACGCCCATCAGGCCGGTGACTGCCGGGGCGCCCACCAGCCGGCACGCCAGCCCCTGCTCGCCGCACAGCCGCGCGAACCTGTCACCGGCGGGCTCGCCCTGCCACGCGTCCAGCGGCTGCGCCAGGGCGAACAGGCTGACCCAGTCGCCCTGCACCGAGACGTGGCCCATGGCGACGGTGCCGCCGGTGGCGTTCGGGTTGACCTGCACCTGCCTCGCGTTGCCGACCGACGTCGAGGCCAGCGTGCCGGAGAAGGTCGAGCCCGACGCCGCGCCCGGCTGCAGCGTCGTCACCGAGTACTGCACGTGGGAGCCGATCTGCTGCAGCTCCATCGACACCCACAGCAGCTTGCTGTCCACCGCGAACGCGACCGTGCCCGTGCTGAACAGCGAGCTGCCCTGGGAGTCCCAGCCGGACAGGGTCAGCGCGCCGCCGGTGTCGTAGATCAGGGTGAACTCCTGGATCGTGCCGGTGCACAGCACCCGGCAGATCCTGGTCTTGTCCGGCGGCGCCGACGTCGAGTGCATCAGGAACCGGCACACCATCGCCCCGTTGTTCGTGTACGCGGGCACCCGCCCGTACCAGCCCGAGCTCGACCACTGGGCGATCGCGGCCGAGCAGGCGAACGAGGAGTCGGAGGCGAACTGCGGCGACCCCTCGACCTCCATCGGCGGGCCGCCGAGCGCGCTGGCGACCGACGACGCCCCGGCCAGGTCCTCCACCGGCCAGTACGCCACCGGCGCCAGCGTGCCGGACTGGAACAGGGTGGCCCGCTTCAGCGGCGAGTCCAGCGGGTCGTTCGCCTGGTTCAGCCGCCGCAGCAGGCCCCCGGCGGTGACCGGCGCCCACACGTCGGTGCCGGACTCGTCCCACTTGGTGGGCAGGCTCGACAGCTCGAGGTGGGCGCGGTACTTGCGGCCGGACAGCTCGGCGGCGCCGGACAGCGTCCAGGTGTTCCCCTGGGCGTCGGCGAAGCTGGGCACCCCGGCCGTCTGCGCCGAGAACACCGGGTCCGCGACGGTGGTGCCGCCGATGCCGGACAGCAGCGCGAACTCGTAGAACTTCCCGTTCGGGCTGTAGAACACGGGGTTGTCCTGGTTCACCCCGCCGCTGCGGCCGACGCCGAGCTCACCGGTCCCGGCGAAGATGGTGGTCGAGTGGCCGATGCCGAGTGTCGAGCCGAGCTGCACCCAGGTGCTGCCCGCCGCCCCGCCCGCCGGGCCGGTGTAGAACGTGATGGTCCCGGTCGACACGTCCAGGGTGGCGCGCACCGACAGCCGCCCCAGCCCGATGGGCAGCGTCGAGGTGGCCACGATCAGGCCGGCGGCCGTGCCGTCGCTCGACCACCAGAACTCCAGGCGCCCGGCGTCATCCAGGTTCAGCGCCCACGACCGGTTGCCGCCGCTGGTGGTCCACTTCGCCGCCAGAGTGCACGGCTGCCAGTTGCTGACGGCGCAGTCCAGGCGCACGTCCAGGTCGCCGGGCACGTTCAGCGCGGCCGTGCTCGGCGTGGCGGCCTTCGTGGTGCTGGCGTCGAGGGTGTTGTCCTCCATCCGCAGGTAGGTGCCGCCCTCGGGCACCGAGAAGCGGATCGCGGTGTTCCTGCCCAGCTGGCCGTAGTAGGGGCCGAGCGGGTTGCGGCTGGTGAAGCGGCCGTCGCGGTTGTTCAGCTGGAACGCGCCGGTGGACGGGGAGGCCTGCGTGGACTCGTCGGGCCGGCCGCGGCCGACGCTGACCTTCTCGCTGCCGTCGCGCTGGTAGACGTAGCTGGTGATATCGGTCCAGCCGTCCAGCAGCAGGCCGGCCTGCACGTCGAGGATCGCCTGCGGGAACGGCACGGGCGCGGGCGGCGGGACGAACGGCACCCCGTACAGGTCGCCGTAGAGGCCGTCGTAGAGGTCGCTCACTGGCTCACCAGCTGCCACGCCACGGTCGAGCCGTCGTTGGTCTGCGTGCTCGTGCCACCGGGGATCAGCGACGTGATCGTGAACGACCCGGCCGAACGGGCGGTCACCATGGGCACGCCCACGGCGGTCCCGGCCCGGCTGACCACGGTCAGGAAGATCCGGCTGGACGAGGTCACCCACGCGTTCGACACGGTGACGGTGCCCGACGACAAGATCGCCGAGCCGGTGCGGGCGACCACCGTGGAGGAGGCGTACCCGGAGGTGTAGCCGGTCACGCCCGGGCTGATCCGAAGGCCGCCCTGCACGCTGGCGGAGTCGGTGACCAGCGACCCGCCCGACGCGCACTGGATGCTGCCGCCATCCCACGAGATCGCGGTCGGCACACCGGGCCCGGTGCCGATCGTGGCCGTCTTCAGCCCGATCGACGGGCACCCGCCGGCCACGTCGACGGTGTAGACCCGCACCGAGCAGCCGTGCAGCTCGGCCTGGTTGACACCCTCTACCCACACCCCGGCCCACGTGGCGGCGGCGGTGCCGTCGCCGGTGAAACAGCACCCGGTGCACTTCACCGGCATCCGGTACTGCTGGCCGCTGCCTGAGGAGTTCGTGATCAGCAGCCCGTTCTTCGCGTTCCGCTGCGTGGTGCAGTTCGCCATCGCGTTGTAGTCGTCGTACCCGTCGCTGCCGCCCGGGTGGTCGAAGACGTAGCCGTGCGCGTTCAGGTCGCTGCGGCAGTTGACGAACTGGTTGTTGCCCCCGGTGATGGTGAAGCCGTTGCCATTGTTGCCCTGCGCGTGGCAGTTCACCACGCTGGCGTCGGTCAGCTTCCCGCTCCAGCCGTCGCCCGTGCACGACTGCGCCAGGCAGTCCTGCCAGTGCGTCCCGTCCGGCGCCGTCCCGGAGCCACTGTCGGAGTAGATGGGGAAAGCGTGGCCGGTGGCGTTCCACACCCCCACCCGCAGCATCTGGGCGGCGTTCACCGGCCCGTACAGTGCGACGCCGTCCACCGACGCCGGGGCGTTCGACCCGTCGACCCACAGGTCGCGGATCCGCAGCCCCTGAACCCTCGTCGTGCCGGTGCCGGGGTTGCCGTCGATGCCCAGGATGATCGCGGTGGCGAAGCTGGCGAACGACGGGTTGGCGAACGTCGACGTCGCCGAGATGACCGTGCCGAGCAGCGACCCGGCGTCGTCGCCGCTGGGCGTGGCGCCGTGGACGCCGGAGATGTCCACGCCGTTGACCTGGGCGACGATGGGCTTCTTGACCCAGAAGCGGCCGGGGCCCAGCCGGATCGGGCAGCCGAGCGTGATCAGCGCCTGGATGTTCGCCTGGTCGGTGGTGCCGGTGGTGTCGCCCGAGGGCAGCAGCCACACCGGCCAGTCCCCGGCGGTCTGCGCCGCGGCCAGCGACGACAGCGCGGTCAGGTTGGCGGCGTTGCTGCCGCCGATCGTCGCGATACCCTGCGCCCCGGCCTTCGCCAGCAGCCCCAGCACGTCGGCGATGTTGTTGTGGTCGGTGGTGTGCCCGGAGTCGCCGATGACGTGGGTGTCGGCCGGGATGACGAGGCTCACCGGAACGCCACCTTCCGCTGGAACATCGCGGGGTCGCCGCCGGTGGCACGGATGTTGCGCTTCAGCCAGGTCATGAACTCGCCGTCCGACTGGCCGCCGAGCCATTCGAGCTGGATCCGCAGCGCCCCGCCGCCGCCCGCGCCGCCACGGCCGCCGAACCCGCCCGCGCCGGGCAGGTGGCCCATCGCCCCGGACACATCCGGCATGCCCGCGGTGATGCCCTGCGCGAGCCGCTTGGCGATCGCGCCGCCGCGCAGCAGCGGGTCACCCGAGCCCGACAGCGGCCCCTTCTTCGCCGGGGAGAACGGCAGGAAGTTGCGGATCTCGCCGGCGATGCCGCCGATCGCGTTCCCCACCGACCCGATCATCGAGGTGATGCCGTTGATCAGGCCCTGGATGACGTTGCGCCCCGCGCCGTACAGCAGCGACCCCAGGTTCCCCACCGCCGACAGGATCCGGCCCGGCAGCTGCGAGAACCACGAGATCAGCTTGCCGATCATCTGCTGCGCGCCCGAGCCGACCTTGCCGAAGCTGTCGATCCACCGCAGCCCGATCGCGATCGCCCGCGAGATCCACCCGATCACCGCCGAGATGGTGTTCGACGTCTTGGTGAGGGCGTTGACCGCCTGGTTGATCACCGGGGTCAGCGGCCCGAGAGCCTTCGTCGCCAGGGTGACGGCCAGCGCGATCAGGCGGATCAGCGGCGGCAGGATCGGGGTGACCGCCACCAGCAGCTTGATCAGCGCCAGGTCGAGGCGCAGCAGCGGGCCGATCAGCGGGGTCAGGGCGAGCAGGAACCTCACCGCCGCCCGCACCAGCTGGTTCAGGCTCGGCAGCACCTGCAGCACGGCGCGCACCAGGGCCGTGGTCAGGACGGAGGCGACCCTGTCGATCGCGCGGATGATCGGCGGCAGGATCGGGGCCAGGCCGGTCACCAGGCCCGAGATCAGCCGGCCCAGCGGCCCGGCGAGCTTCTCCAGGCTGTTCTCCAGCACGCCGAAGACGCCGGAGTTCTCCATCGCCTGGAAGACCTGGCCCATCACCTTGGCCAGGGTCTGCAGGCCGGGCGCGAGCGCCTGGACGAGCTGCGCGACCGCCTGCAGCGCTCCCGAGAGGGCCTGCAGCACCGCGCCCGCGAGCTCGCCCATCACCTTGCCCACGGTCAGCAGGGCGGGCATCAGCGACCGCAGCGCCTGCCCGAAGCCGCGCAGCACCGGCCCGAGGGCCTGCGCCAGCGACGCGGCCAGCTTGCCGAGGACGGGGAACAGGCCGTTGACGATGGAGCCGAGCATCCTCAGCACGTCGGCGGACGCCTTGACAGCGGGCGCGAACGCGCGGAACATGCCGCCCAGGTCGCGGCCGAGCCCGGCCAGCAGCGAGGAGAACGCGGCGATCGCGGGCTGCGCCGCCCTCACGATCGACAGCAGCCCCGGCAGCAGGCCGCGGACCAGGCCCTCCAGCCCGGACACCAGCGGCTGGATCGACGGCCCCACCGCGCGGAACAGGCCCGCGAGCTGCGGGCCGATCTGCTTGACGAACCCCGCCACCTGCGACAGGACACTGGTGATCACCGGCAGCAGCGGCCGGACGGCCTGCTGCAGCGTGCCCATGACCTGGTGGCCGAACGCCTTGAACTGCGCCTGGACGGCGGGAATCTTGCTGGCGATCGCCACGCCGAGGCCCGCGACCAGGGCGACACCGCCGATCGCGCCGAGGGCGGGCAGGGCAGCCAGGGCGCTGGTGATCGCGGTGGTGATGAACTGGAACTTCGACGGGGTCACGAACGAGGCGAACCGGGACATGAACCCCTTGCCGGAGGAGTCACCGGCGGCCTCGGCCTTCGCCCGGTACTTCGCGAAGCTGGTGTCGTCCTTGTCCTTGACGACGATCTCGACGACGTTCTCAGCCATCCGGTTCCACCTCCTCCCGTCTCCCCATCTGCTCGATCGCCAGCAGCTGCAGCACTTCCACCGACTCCGCCCGCGCCCCCGCCAGGTCGTAGGCGCCGGTCCGGATCAGGCCCAGCAGGATCTCCGCCTCGGTCAGCTCGGCGGGCTTGGTGACAACGGAGCCATCGGCAGCGACGCCTCCGGGGAGGTCCCGCCAGAGGGCGAGCCGCCTGGCGAGGTAGGGTCCACGTCCATCACGGCCTCGAACCACGCCTCGAACACGGCCATGACGAAGTCGAGGTCCTGGGTGGCGACGCCCTCGTAGGTGGCCGGGACCGGCTCGCCGGCGTCGTCCTCGACGTTCCAGTGCTCCAGCGCGCTGGAGAACCGCCGGAACAGGGCGCCCACCTCGTCGGCGCTGACGCTGTCGCTCTTGGCGGCGTCGGCGACCTTCAGCATCTTCATCATGGACTCGATGCTGACCGGCCGCATGGCGACCTCCAGGCCCGCCATGTCCTGCGTCTTGAAGACGAGCTTGTAGATCTTCCTCTTCGGCCGGAAGCCGCTGCGCCGCTCGCTCACGACCACGTGGGGACCGTCCCGTCCGCGAGCGCGCCGGTCGCGTCCCAGGTGAGCTCGCCGCTCGCCGAGCGGCTGATGGCGTAGTCGCTGTACAGCACCTCGGCCGCCAGGAACGGCGTACTGCCGCTAGTCGGCTCGATCTTCGAGGTCCGGTTCACGCTCGTGCTCGGCACCGTCGAGAACACTGCGTGCGACATGTTCGCGGCGCTGTTGAAGACGCCCTTGAGGCTGTTGGAGTAGTCGGCCAGCAGCAACAGCCGCTCGTGGGCGGACTTGTCCACGCCGGTGATGTCCTGCACCCCGCGCGGGGTGCTGAACGAGAACTCGTTGACGTCGTTGCTGATTGTCTGCGGGGTCCCGCTGGCGTCGTCGATGATGATGGTGGCCCCGAGGCCACTGGTCTTGGCCACTGGTCATCCCTTCCTGCGCTGGTCTTCGATGCGGGTCACGTGCTCGCCGAGGTCGTCCACCCAGTCGCGCATGCCCGCGTGCTCGGTGATGCCGTGGTCGGCGACGAGGAACCTGGCCGGGCGGGTGCGGTGCTCGGCGAAACACCGCTGATGTGGTCCGAACCGGAAGACCGTCAGTCCTGTCCCGGTGCGGTGCTCGGTGAACGTGCGGCGCGAGAACTTGCGGACATGGAAGGCAGAGCATGCACCGCACGGCGCGGGGGGCAGCCAGCGGCACTCCTCCAGCGGCCCGCGGTGGCCACAGTCCGCCGACTCGTCGAAGGACGACTCCCACCCTTCGCGCCATCGCTCGCAGCCCACGTCCTGGCACGCCGCCTTGACCAGCACGTCGCGGGGCATGCGGACCACGTAGTCGCGGGTGGCCACTAGAAGCTCACCCCCGCCACGGGGTTGCGGTTGAGCATCACCGCGAAGCTGGCGCTGGTGAACGTGCCGGTGGTCGCCACCCGCACGTAGCGGCGCAGCGTGGCCGTGTTCGCCGTCGCGAGCCGCTGGGCGTTCGGCGCCGCGGTCACCGCGGTGAAGGCGAGCCCGGTCACGGCGGCGAAGCTGGAGTTGTCGGCCGAGTCCTGGACGGTCACGGTCACCGACGTGCCCGCGAACCCGGTCGCCTGGAGGTATGCCTGGGCGCCGAAGGCGGTCTGGAGCGTCCACGTCCAGGTGGGAGCCACCGAGTAGGTCAGCGTGATGGACTGCCCCGCCGGGACCGTGTAGGTGCCGTCGCCGGTGCCCACCGAGACGCCGTTGACGACGACGTTGCTGACCGTGCCGCCGCTGACCACCACGGTCGCGGGCAGCGGCGACGTGTTGGCGGCCGGGGAGCCCGACCCCGGGACAGCCGGGGTGGCGAAGCCGCCGCCGCCGTCCAGCGCGGTGCCGTTGGTGGCGGTCGTGTCGGTGCGGATCCCGGCGGTGAGCGCGGCCCCCCACTCCAGGCCGAACCCATTGCCCTGCCCCTCGGTCTTCAGGGTCAGCGACCCGTCCGCCGGGCGCGACGGGTCGTAGCCGATCTGCTTGGCGTTCAGGCACGCCACCGGAGAGCCGGTGACCAGCGGCGGCACCAGCGCCATCATCTCGATATCGGCGGTGGGCAGCGCCGACAGCACCGGGTGGGCGTTGGCGGCGTCCATGAACGCGGTCGCCGCCATACCGCCGTCGCGCAGCAGCCCCAGCCGTGAGTGCGCCGACTGGGTGATGTCGGTGACGTCACCGAGTGCCGGGCCGCCGTGGATGCTGTCGAGGGCGCTGATGTCGCCGGAGATGTCGGAGCCGCCCACGATCCAGCGGAACCCGAGCCCACCTTGCTTACCCACCGCCCACCCCCTGCGGGAACGCGTCGTTGACGATCAGCGCGAAGCTGACCAGCCGGGCCCGGAACTCCTTGCCGTCCTGGGACATCCACCGCGGGTCGTAGGCCGCGCCGAGCACGTCGATCTCCCGGACCAGGCCCTCGGGGGCGCCGAACGCGGTCAGGTCGATGTCGAGGGCGTAGGACGCCACGAGCTTCACCGCCGCCACCGTCAGCGCCGGGTCGACGCCGGACAGGGGGCGTTCCACCCACGGCGACATCAGCCGGGCCTGCCAGCTCCACCGCAGCGACGTGGCCGCCAGCCCGGACGGCGCCGGGCCGATGTTGCCTTCGGCGAAGACGGCGGAGATGCCCCGGCCGGGGGCGTTCTCCGGCTCGTGGTCCTCGATGCGGTCGAAGACCGCCAGCTTCTTGGCGTGGCTGCGCAGCGCCGAGTAGATGGCCTTGACCGCGGCCTCGTCCAGCCCGGACATCAGCGGCCCCCCATCTCGGGCAGGTACTTCTCCAGCAGCTTCTGCGTGTACTCGGCCGCCTGCCTGCGCATCCGCAGCCGGGTGCGGCGGAACGTGTGGTAGCCACGGAACCCGGTGTCGGCGTTGCGCCTGCTGGTGCCCTCCAGCCACGGCCACGCGTACTCGCCTTCGCGGATGCCGCCGCGGATGATCCGGATGGCGCCCTCGCTGCGCACCTCGACCCCGGCCGCGGCCCGCCCGGTGCCGCCGCGGCCCGACCGGTCGAACCCCTCGGCCTCGGTCTTGATCCACGTCTGGCCGATCTGCGCGATCTCGTCCTTGGCCTCCTCCAGGAACCGGTGCACGGCCAGGGATGCCTCGCCATCGAACACAGGCCCTGTGACGATCACCCGCGTGGTTGCCATCGCTACACCGCCCTCTGGCTAAGCCACTGGAGCCGGTGGGCGACCTCGCGGGCGTCGCTCAGCGCGTTGTGCTCGGTCACGCCCGGCATGGCCGGGAGGTCCGGGTTGCCCAGCCGGACGCACTCTTGCTTCAGGTCATTTGTCCACATGGGGATGCCCTTGGGCAAGGCGATCATCGGGCCCCAGAGCTGGCAGAGCACGACGTGGTCATACGCGGCGTACCAGGCCCACAGCGCCGGGTCTGGTGTGGCCTGGACGAAGTCGCGGACCTCGTTGGCGATCACCCGCTTCGGCTTGACCCTGGTGTCCGTCACGTCGGGGCCGAGCAGATCGATCGACGGCTTCGGGTAGGAGTTGGGATGGACTTTCAGGTAGGCGTCCAGCGCGCGCGGGCTGTCTATGGGCAGCGACGGCAGAACGTTCCGGACGAGCCAGTCGTTCTTCTTGATCCGGCCCCAGTCGGCTTCGGAGTTGACCGCGTAGTACTCCCGGCCGTCCCCGGCGACCATGCCGATCGAGATCAGGCCGATGGTGGAGCCGTCCTCGATGAACTCGGTGTCGTAGGCGATCCGCATGTCACACCGCCCTCGTCCGTGCCTTGCGCGCGTGCCTGGTCCTGGCCTCGTCCCACTTGTCGGCCAGGCTCACGCCAGGCGCGGGGTGCTCGGCCTCGCCCGACCCGACCGTCCGCGCGTAGCCGCTGCCCTCCTGCAGGACCTGGTTGACCGTCTCGGCGATCGACAGGTCACGGATCAGGCTGGGCACCCGGTGCCGGTACACCGCCGCAGCGGAGAGGTAGCTGCCCGCCGCCGTGCCGAGCTGCGCCCGGGCGACCGTCAGCGACCGGTAGGCCCAGATCTCCACACCCGTCGTGTGCGCGGCCAGGGTGGTGCCGTTCCACGCCCGCCGCACCGTCGCCGTCGTGGCGATCACCTGCTCGACCAGCATCTGCTCCTGGTCCAGCACCACGACCTCACCCACGTTCAGCGCGCCCGCGCCGGCCCAGGACAGGGCCTCGTCGGAGTCGACCTCCGTGGTGCACCCGGACCCGGACTGCGCCAGGCCGGTGTCCGCCGGGGCCTTCGCGGTCACCAGGCACCGCTCGCCCAGGTAGGGCGGGATGGACCCCGCGTAGCCCAGCGCCGAGGGGAACGGGGCCGCGCCGCGGCCGTAGCCGAGGACCAGCAGGTCCCCGACACCCGCCTGGCTGCCGTCCGACAGCACCACCGCCTGCGTGCTGCTATTCACGCCGCCGGCGAGGGTGGCCACCTGGTCGGCGTCCGCGCCGTAGCCCCACGTCCCGGACGGCACCAGCGAGTGCTGCGGCGTCTGCGCGTTCCCGCCGAACGCCGCATTCGAGCTGCGGTCCAGCTCCATGTAGGTGTACGGCGGCCCCAAGTTGACGGGCTCGAGGAAGACCTGGTTCAGCGGGATGCTCTGGCCGCCGGTGACGAAGCCGGTCATGCACACCATGTCGTACTGGTCGAACCACAGCCGCCACGGGTCGGCGTACTGGCCGCCGCCGCTCCCGCCCTGGTTCGGCCAGTCGAAGAACCTGGCCGCGTCGCGCGGGTAGAAGACCCGCTTCATCTGGCCGTCGATGTTCTCCGCCGAGCTGGTGAGCGCGCGGGCCAGCGCGGCGGCCTCATCGACGCCGGGCTTGAAGTCGATGCTGCGGGCGGCCTCGTCGGCGTTGCAGTAGCACGGGCGGTCGATCACGGCGCGGTCACCGCCTCGGCGGCCCGTGCGAACTCGGCCTGCTCGTCCCAGTCGGTGTAGCACTCGTTCTCCGGCCAGCGGAACCTCGAGCCCGGGATGCCACATGGGTGCTTCAGCGGGTGCACGTAGTCGGCGGTCAGCTTCATCCGGTGAAGGTGGTCATCGCAGCACTCCATCATCGCCACGATGCGCTCGGCCAGGCCGTCGAGCACGAAGCCGTGCCAGGCGGCGTCCTGCCCGCACAGCGGCTCGCTGGGCGCTCCGGAGTAGCCGCAGACGTAGACCGCCCACTCGGGCAGTGGCTCTCCTAGCAGCGGTAGCTTCCTCACGGCCAGGTCACCTGCCAGGCTTCCTCGGCCACCGCGCCGCCGAAGCACTCCCACGGGTGCCACTCGCCCCACGACCACACGCCGCCGCCGTCCACCGCCAGGGCGTGCGGGCCGGGCAGCTCCACGCCAAGGATGACGGCGTTACGCTGATCAGGCCGGGCGTGGCGAACGGTGTGAGAACCGGTAGCCCTAAAGCTCCGGGTTACGGCTGGGCGGTCTGCGCGTACTTCCCATCCGCGTACCGGAGCCCCGGCTCCAATCAGCTCTGCCGGCACAGACTCCCAGCTGCGCGGGCGGACTCCCGCTAGACCCACCCGCGCGGCTGTGTCCAGGGCCGCCAGGATGCTCACGCCCACGTCCCGGCCGCCGCCAGCGGCCACATGCAGCGCTAGCACGTCCTGGTCACCCACCGGCCAGCCGGCCAGGCGCAGCGACGCTCCCAGCGCGATCGCCGTGCATGCGTCCCAGTCCGCCAGGCTGGCACCCGGCCCGTCCAGCCGCCCTCTGCTGGCAAACGGGGTGATGCCGGGCCTTACCGGCGGCTCGGCCAGCTTCCGCGCCTTCTGGTGCTTCGGGTGCTTCGCCACCACCAGCGGCCCCGGCGACGTCTTCGGCCCCTTCTTCCCGTGCCCCTGGTGCTGCTTGCCCGGGTTGTGCTTCTTGGTGCCCGAGTGCTTGGCGGTCGAGGTGTGCTTGTGGGTGTGGCCCTTCGCGTGGTGCTGCTTCATAGCCGCACCGGCCTGACGTAGTCACGCGGGTACTGCCAGCCGCAAAAACGGCAGTACAGCGTCATCCCAGACCCGGCCCGGGTGTTCGGCGGGTTCCGCAGCGGCTCACCGTCGAGCGGGCACGCCATCGGCGGCCGTGAGATGAACGCCTCGAACTCCTGCTTCGACTGCTTGAAGACGTTGTCGAGGCCCCACCACGAGCCCGTCGCCGGCGCCGCGGCGCCGCCGGCCACGGCGGCGCTGAACGCCGGGCTGACCACCAGCGCGCCGGTGCGGACGTGGCCCTGCGAACGGCCCGCATGCAGCGACGGGGCCACCGTCAGCGCGGCCCCCCGGTGCTGGCCACGGCTGCGGCCGGCCGACAGCGACGGCGTCACCGTCAGCGACGCGGTCGCGGTGTGCGGGGTGCCGCTGACCGGGGTGACCTCCCAGTCCAACCAGTAGTTCTGGCCCTCACCGTCGACATACAAGTCCGGGTAGATGAACGATGGCGACCCGGTGGTGTCCTGGTAGGTGCACTGGCCAGGGCTCGTCGCGCCCGACGCGTTCGGGCAGGTGATGGGGCCGGAGATGATGCCGCTGGCCCCAGCGCCAGTGGTGAAGTAGCCGGCCGTGGTCGCGTTGAACACCTGCGGGCTGGCAGCGCCGTTGAACACGCTGACCTTGTAGCCGCCGGAGGCGAGCGTCACGCCGCTGTAGGAGACGCTGACCCAGCCGCTGCCCGCCGCGCCCGACCACGACGGCGATGACTGGTGCGTGCCCGCGACCATCGTCTGCGAGGCGACGTCCCAGATCGCCGCGTCCGTGGGGAGCTGCCCCGCGCCCGGCGGGGAGTAGAACCAGACCTTGTCCAGCGTGCACGCGGTCGAGAGCGTGATCTCGGTGCCGAGGATGTAGTTGTGTGCCAGGTCGAGCATCCACCCCAGCGCGTCGCCCATGTTCGGCCACAGCCGCCACGGCCCCGCGTAGCCACCCGGCGCGGTGTCGTCTGCCTTCAGGTCAATCCAGAAGATCGACGAGCCGCTCAGCTGCAGCGGCGGCCCGGCGGTCGGATCGGAATGCACCGTCCCGAACAGGCCCTGCCCGAGGCCGTACGGTGCCCCGTTCGTCCCGCCACTGGTGTCGTCGCCGAACGCGGTCAGCGGCCCGCTGGCGATGCCCGCGCTGTAGGGGTCACCGCTGCCGAACTGGCCGGAGGTGATGGGGAACCCGTGCGCTGGTGTCCAGGCCGTCGCCGGGACGTAGGTGGCGCCGATCGCGATCTGCACCGGGGACGGCAGCACGATCTCGTTCCAGCTATTGGCGGTCAGCGTCCCGGACAGGACCTCCGAGCCGGGCACGACGGACCCGGCGCCGGAGGTGCCGGTGATGTTCCACAGGCAGAAGGTCTGCGGGGCGGTGTCGCCTCCGGCCGGCACCCACCACCAGAAGCTGTCCGCCCACATGCCGCCCTGGGTGACCTTGACGGCCATCCCTGCCTCGAACGGCGTCGCTGTGTACGCGTTCAGGGCGGGACCGTTGGGCCCTGGGCGGCCGGCGGCGCCGTCCAGCAGGCGGTAGGTGGTCATGGGCGGCCTCCGCTACGAGGCCGTGGGGAGGCTGACCGAGATGGCCGTGAGCGTGAGCGAGTCGCCGGTGTCCATCGTCACCGGAGACGACAGCGCCATCGACATGCCGAACGCGCCGCCCGTGGGCGCCGACCAGAACGAGATGTCGGTGTCAGCCTCGCCATTCGTGCCCGCCCAGTTCGTCCACGCCGGCTGGTTGCTCGCCGCGACGCTGCCCGCCGATGGGCTGCCCCAGGTGACGGACTGGCGGGTGGTGGTGCTCGACACGTTCGACGTGCCCGCGGCGCCCGGCGCGCCGGTGTGCAGCTGCACGTCGCTGGCGTCGGTGCCGGTGATCGTGGCCAGGGCGGCGTCCGCCACCGCCACCGACAGGCCGTCAGCCATGCGCGGTCACCTCCCGCGGCTCCCCGAGCACCCGCTCGCACGGCTGCCCGCACGTGCGGCACGCGAACGAGCCCGGCTCCTCGCCGGGGCAGAGCCCCGCGCCGCAGCAGCCACTGGAGGCCTTGCGGTGCTCCAGGGTCGCGGCGATCTCCGGGCGCACCTCCAGGGCGTCACCCATCTCCGCCCTCCAGCTGCTCCTTCAGCGACTTGCGCTTGCGCGGCGCCGGGGCAGTCTCCGGCTCCGGCGCCGGTGGCTCCGCCGCGGGCGCAGCGCCCACCGCGGCGTCGTCCGCCGCCGGGGGCTGCCAGCCGGGCGGCTCACGGCCGGGCTCGTAACTGACCCCGCCGTGCACGGTGATCTTCGGCACGCCGCACTCCTCCTTCCCGCACATGGGGCACGCGGGCACACCGGCCGCGATGGCCAGGCACCCGCACTCCCCGCAGTCCCACACCGCCTCAGGCGCTCAGCGCGGCCAGGTTCGCCGGGTCGCGCTGCACCGCCAGGTCGTGCACGATCGCGATCACCAGGCCCGCCGAGGTGTGCACCACCTCGACGTAGTCCGCACCGGCCGGCAGGTCACCGGCGTCCACGTAGAACGCCACCGCGTGCGACGCCGCCGGGGTGATCGTCGCCGCCGCGGCCTGCGTCTGCTCGGTCCACTTGTTGCCGCCGGTCGCGGTCGCGTTGTCCTGGTACCGGGTGATGGCCGCCAGGTTCGTCGCCGAGCCGCCCGCGGTCGGCTGGCTCTTGAGCGTGAACACCTCGTTCGCGCCGTAGCAGATGAACGTCACGCCCTGGGCGTCCTTCAGGCTGATGGACGCCCCTGCGGCGACCGGGACGGCGTTGAAGACGCGGCCCAAGCCCTCGATTGCCATCGCGTACTCCTCCTAGTGCAGGACCACGACCGGGCTGACCGTCTGGCCCGCCTCCGTGGTCGTCTGGTGCTGGATCCAGTACCGGCCATCCACCCGGCTCTTGACGCGGAAGTCGCTGGTGGCGGAGATGAACCCCGCACCCTGCGCCGCGCGCTCGACCGTCATCTCCATCCGGTCGCCGATCAGGTACTGCGACAGGTCCGCCAGGACCACGTCGCCCGCGCTGCCGAGCGCGGGCTGGTGGTCGGTGATCGCGGCGGGGATGCCGAGGATGCTCGGGCCGACCTTGTCGCCGTCGCCGAGGCTCAGCCAGTCCGACGGCGACACCGCCGCCGACGTGGGCGCGGTGCCGACAGCCAGGTACACGTCGAGCAGCTGGTCGAGCGCCGCCGCGGACAGCAGCCACTTGACATGTGTCAGGCCGGGGGTGAGCGCGGCCTGCTTCGCCGCCGGGTGCAGCGCCTTGACCATCGCCACGAGGTCCACCAGCAGCACTTCGCTTGAGGTGTTCCGGGTGACGGCCACCTGGCACGGGGCATTGATGATGCCCTGCGGTTCGCCCACGCCCCGGCCGCTGAAGAACAGGTCGTCCTCGTACCAGGCGTGCCCCATGGCGATCACCCGGGCGAGGAAGTCGCCGAACGCCCCGGCGGCGTCGTCCACCAGCTCGTCCGGCGCGCCCTTCAGGTAGGCGGCGAACTTGCGCGCCTCCAGCACGGTGCGGCCGAAGGTGGGCGTCGCCGCCGTGATCGGCGCGCCTTCCTCGGTGACCGCGAACGTCAGGCCGCCGAGCGCCTGCGCGCCGGACTGCTGCGTCGGGTTGTCCAGGTTGGGGATGGGCAGCCGCAGCGTGGACATCGGCAGCACCATCGCCTGCGGGCGCATGACCGCCGTGGTCATGTACGCCAGCACCTGGGAGCGCAGGCTCTCGGGGACGAGGAAGCCGCCCTGGCTCGGGACCCGCTCGGACATGGCGTTGGCGATGTGCTGGCGCACCGCGGCGTCCCGCGGGTCGAGGACCGCCCGCAGGTAGGTGGCCCACGACCGCGCCCACGGCTGGCCGTCCAGCACGGCGCCGGGGGCGTCGGGCCGGTACAGGGCAGCCCGCCACGAGCCGGGGGCCGGGGGATCCCCGGCCACCAGCCCGGCGAGCGTGTCGGCGGTCACGGGTCAGCTCGTCGCCGTCGAGTCGATCTTCACCAGCGGCGAGAGGGTCTGGCTGGACCCGTTCTCCGGGGTGATCGCGGACTGCAGCCAGAACCGGCCGTCGAGGCGCTGGATGATCCGGTAGGCCATCAGGTCGTTCTGGAACAGGTACTGGTCGGACTGGGCGACCTGCATGGTCTGCCGGTCGCCGATCAGGTAGTAGTCCAGGTCGACCAGCGTCAGCGCGCCCGGCGTGGTCGTGTTCCCGCTCATGGACGACGGCATCTTCTCCGTCACGAACAGCGGCCGGCCCATCAGCCGGTAGCTGTAGCCGTCCCCGCTGCCGCCGCCGGGGGTATCGGTGGCGCTCATCTGCTCCAGCCACAGCGGCGGCGCCACCGTGGCCGAGTTGCTGGTGAGAGCCAGCAGCAGGAGCTGGTACAGCACGTCCGGCGAGCACAGCCACACCGCCCGGTTGAGCGACGCGGGCCAGATCCGCGAGTACGCCTTCGCGATGTCGGCGAACGCGATCGTGAACTGCGTGCCGACCGGCACCCGCACCGCCGCCGGGGCGTTCAGCAGGCCCTGCGGCTGGCCGACGCCGCTGCCGGAGATGAACGCGACGTCCTCGAACCACGCCAGCGCGGTCGGGAAGAACCGGTTGAACCAGGCGTCCAGCGGCGTCACCGCGTCCTGCAGCAGCTCGTTGGGGATCTTCGCGAACGCGGTCAGCTTCTTCGCCTCGAGCACGACCCGGCTGAAGCTGGGCGCCGAGTCGGTGATCGACGCGCCTTCCTCGGTCCAGTAGCCGGTGACGCCGCCGTACACGTTGGAGGCGTGGCTGGTGTCGTCGATCGCGGGCATCGGCACCCGCAGCGAGTCCATCGGCACGATCGTCGCCCGCGGGCGCACCACGGCCGTCTCCAGCGCCACCATGAGGATCTCCGAGCGGAGGTTCTCGGGCACCAGGAAGCCGCCCTCGGACGGGACGCGCTCGGCCAGGGCGTTGTTCAGCTTGACCTTGAAGTCGCGGATCCGCTCGACCTCGGTGGTGTCGCCGCGCTTCTCCGCCGACTTCTCGGCCATGTAGCAGGTCCGCATGAACGCGCCGAGGCTCTCGCCGTACGGCTCGCCGTCCACCGCCGCGCCCATCGCGCCGGCGTTGAACAGGCCCTGCTTGTCCACCTGGTACTCGGCGTCGCCGCGGCGCGACCGCATGACCGCCCGCGCCTTCCGTGCGTCGCGGCCGGTCAGCGCCGGGCCGGTGCCGGGCCGGAAGCCGTTCCGCGGCCCATAGCCCTGGGCGGCGTTGTCCTGCATGAACTGCTGCCAGCCGAGCTGCATCTGCTCGCGGAACTGGGCGACCATCTCCTCGTTCTTGGCCGACCAGTTCTGCGCGTAGTCCTTGACCAGGCCGGGGAAGGACCCGTCCTGCAGGGCCGCGCCGAGGCGGCCGGTGTCGTTGAGCAGCTCCTCGAACTCCTCGGCCGTCTGGGGGACCGCCGTTGCCGTACCTGTCATGCGAATGCCCCTTTCAGGCCCGCCGCGATTGCCCCCAGGTCGAGCCCGGAGATGTCGGGGTGTGCGTGGTCGTCCGCGCCGTCGCCGTCCTTGCCGCCGTCGTCGAGGTGGGCCTGCAGGTGCGCCTTCACGCCGGCCCGGTCGCCATCGGGTATGTGCGCGCCGGGAAGGCGGCCCAGCCCGTTGCGGCAGGCGGCCAGGTTCGCCGGGCCGCCCTTGGTCTTGTGGTGGGGGAACTTGTAGTTCCCCTTCTGGTCGTCCGCGTCGTCGTCGCCCTCTTCGTGGGGCGTGGCCGCGGCCTCGGAGTCCTCCCAGGCGTGGCAGTACTTCAGGACCGTGTCGTCGTTCGGCATCGCGGCGACCGCCGCCGGGCCGTCCCAGGGGCTGTCCTCGGTGGCGGTGTGGTGCACCGGCAGCGCCTTGTCCGCCAGCGGCATCGACTCCAGCCCCAGCACCCGGGCCCGGGAGCGGTCCTTCGCCGCGGCGGCGTCCGTGCAGCACTGGTGGCCCAGCTCCTCGCAGGACTTCTCCGCCGCCGCCTGCGGCCTGCCGGGGGCCGCGGCCGGGAGGGTCCGCAGCCGGGCGGCGATCCGGCCCGGCACGTTGCCCAGCGCGGCCAGGTCCATCCCGGCGGGCAGCGACGCCTCGCCGTCGCCGGCCCGGTCGGCCAGGCCCGCGGCCACCGCCTCGTCGGCGGTGTACCACGTCTCCGCCTTCATCTGGTCCCGCCAGTACGCCTGGTCCCGGCCGCTGCGCGAGGCGTAGATGCTGGCGATGTTGTCGCTGACCTTGTCCAGCGTCTCGCGCATCTGCGCCATCTCGGCGGCGTCGCCGATGCACATGCCGGCCGCGTCGTGGATCATCAGCATCGACCCCGGCTGCACGATCCGCTCCTGCCCGGCCTGTGCGATCACCGACGCGATCGACGCGGCCAGGCCGTCCACCACCGTCGTCGCCCGGCCGGAGTGAGCACGGATCGCGCTGCTGATCGCGATGCCATCGAACACGTCCCCGCCGGCCGAGTTGATGTGGATCTCCAGCGGCCCGGTGATGGGCGCGAGCTGAGCGGCGAAGTCCTTGGCGGACACGCCGTCGCTGAACCAGCAGCCCTCGCCGATGTCGTCGTACACGTCCACCCGGGTAACCCCGGCGTCGTTGCGGATCCGGCACTTCAGCGGGTACACGTTCGTCATCGCCTCGCCGCTCCTGCCCGGTTGAAGGCCGCCAGTTCCCGCCACGCCGGGGAGTCCCACCCGGCACGCTCGCGCAGCATCGCGTCCAGCGCCTGGTCCACGTCACCGCCGCCGGGCTCCGGTGCCGCAGGCGCGGCCGGGGCGCCCGCGGGCACCCACGCGGGCGGAAGTGCGGGCTGCTGCGTCGCCCGCTCGGCCATCGCCATCTTCGGCAGCCCCACCACCTCGGCCGCGTCATCGGGGTCCACCCCGGCATCGACCAGCGCGGCGAACGCCCCGGTCTTCGCGGTCAGCTCGGCGTTGTCCTGCTCCCGGTTCTGTGGCGTCGGGTAGCTGTAGTCGAACTCGACGTCGTCACCGGCCGGGCCGAACAGCGGCAGCAGCTGGGCGTTGAACACGTTGTCGCGCCAGCGGTCCAGCCGCGGCGCGACCTTCCAGCTCGCGAAGACCTCCTCGCCGGTCTGCGCGTTCGCCCGGTTCACGTCCTCGGTCACGCCGGTCATGACCTTGTGCATCCCGAGGGCCTCGCGGATGATGTCGCGGCTGGTGCCGCGCAGGTTCGCGAAGTCCATGTCCTTCATCGACCGGGCGTTCGGCACCCACGTCTGGCCGCCCTCGAGGACCGCCACCCGGTGCGAGCGCGCCACCCCCCGGTGCGTCTCCCGCCACCTGTTGACCAGCTCGTTGAACTCGTCGTCCTGCAGCTCGTGGTCAACCTGGATGACGCCGCCGGGTTCGGCGCTGTTCTCGAAGTAGTTCCGGTTCCACTCGGCGCTGTAACGGGCCGCCTCGACGTCCACCAGCACGCTGCCGAGCGGCCCGTACCCGCCGTAGGGGTCCTCCGGGTCGGGGTAGTTGTTGTACACGACCTCAGTCGGCAGCAACGGCACGCGCTCCATGCCGTCCGGCGAGGTGTAGATCCACCCGGCCATGTAGTTGTCCCGGTCGGG